TCCCGCTCGACGTTGGCCCGGATGCCGGCGACCTCAATCTCCATCTGCACTTTCAGATCGGCCTTGTATTTCTCAAGGTCCGCAGCCTTTTCGATCTTCAACCGCTCAATCTCGGCATCGAGCGTGCGGGCGCGATCTTCGGCCTGCGTCTTCGCCGCCAGTTCCGCCGCGCCGGCCTCGTTCTTGGCGATGGCTTCGACTTCGCGGCGCTGCGCCTCAAACTGCGCTTTCGCCACCGCGAGTTGCGATTTCTCGCGCTCGATTTCCAAGAGCTTCGTGGTCGGATCGTTCGCCGCTGCCGCTTCCGCCTTCTGCTGCAAAAACTGCTGCATCATCTGGTCGGGAACGTTGGCGAAAAACTCCTCCGGCTTCACCCCCCCGGCCGCCTCGACCATCTTGTGCCGCGTGTAGACCCACTTCGACGGCGGCACGATGGGGTTGTCCGCGCCCATCGCAGCGATCACCGCATCCTGCTGCGCGCCGACCTGCATCAACATCATCAGGTCACGCTCACGGGAGCCGGTGCCGAGACCGACCTCGACCGTCACGTCCATGTCGGCATTCCATGAACGCGGATCGACCTCGACGGCCTCGTCGGCGAGGCGGATTGTTTCCTTCCAGTTCTGGTTCGCGAAGGTGATTTTCAGCATCTTCACGAACAGCCTGCGAAGGCCGTCCGCGATGTTGCGTGCGATCAGTTCCGTCCGGGCATAGGCGGCATCCGAGCGGATGCTGGCGGCCATCGCGGTTTCGGGTTTCAGGGCCTCGCCGTCGAGCGCCGATGTCGCGCGCGAGACGCCCGTCCTCGTCTGCCCGACCTGATCCATCATGCCGATCAGATTGATGGCCGGGTCGCCGACGAACGGCATCACGAGCGGCGTCACCGAGCCTTGCGTCTTCACCCGCACAATCTGCCCGATGGCCTGCGAGACAACCTCGTCAGGGTCAACGATCTGCGAGGCGACGACTTCCTTTTGCGGGTTCACCGTCAGCCACAAGCTATCCAGCGTCGCCCGCCACAGCGCAGACTTGCCGCGCTGGATTTCCATCATCTCGTCGGCGATGGACACGCCCTCCCAGGCATGCGGGCGGATCAGCGCCCGAACGCTTTCGAACGGCGGCTCGTCCTCGACCTCTTCCGGTTCGGCGAGCATCTTCATGGATCCGGAGCCCCCGGCCATGCAGACCTTGACGCGCTCGGCTATGCCGTCGCCGTCAACATCGAGGCGAAGATAGCCCTCCGTGAATTCGACAAGCTCAAGCTCTTTCGATGCGGCCTCGTCGGAGCCGACCGCGAATGTCTGTAGAGCGCCCTCCTCGCGGCGCTCATCGGCGAGACTGTCCGTCGCAAGGGAACCATAGGCCGGCGCATCATCGACAAGCGCGGGATCGTAGCCCATCTCGACCAGATCGGATCGCGTGACCTGCCTGCGATGCCCGACAAAGCGCGCCGTCGCGATGGACTTGGCTTCCGGCGAGATGAGAAATTCCTCGGGCGGAACCGGCTCGACGCAAAGCTTGCCCCGGCTCTTGATGCGCTTGAACGTGACGGCGTGAAGCACGCCCATCGGCGTCATTTCCGCCGCGTGCCCGGTGATCGCCACGTCCTCGTCCGTGGACAGAACCGCGAGCATCTGATCGGTCAGCCCCGACGCCTGCCCGGCCTCGACCTCCTGCGTGTCGTCCCACCAGACTTTCGCGACGCCATTGCGATAGAGCAGCGCGTCGTGGGCGAGCGTCCAGATGATTTGATACCCGTTGAGCCGGGAGCGCCACAGATAGTTGAGATACAGCGTCGCCTGTTTCGCGGATGGGGCATCGTTCTGCTTCTGCGGCTCGCAGCGCACGACATCCGACGAGCCGCCGAAGATGCGCATCAGCCCCGGCATGATGAGCCCGACCGCATCGCGGACATCCCGGCTCACAAACCGCGACCGGCCGTCCATCCACGGCAGATCGCGCATGGTGCCGTTGTAATATTCCTGCGCCGTCAGCGCGTCAGGGGCGATGTGGCTTTCGTAGTGAGATACGGCCGTGCTGATTTCACGAGAGGCGATGCGTTCGATGTCGTCCGGCGTCAGTCGCGGGCGATCGATCACGCGCCGATCGAAGCCCCGAATGGCAGAACTTCGATGCCGTAGGCTTCCAGCGTCATCGTGTCGCCAGCCGTCGCCTTTTGCACCGTGAAGAGGATTTGGACATCGGCCGTAGTGTCGATAGCTGCCGTTGTCGGATTGAGGCCGCCGGTCGCAAACAGCGACGCAGAAGACGCGGCAAAGCAAACCTGCGAATTGGCGACGTTTCGGTTGCGGATCAGCGTCACATGCTGAAAAGTCGCAGTCGATGTGACATTCGCCCCAACAACGTTCGCGCCACCGAACTTCACGCGAACCGTCTTGGCGTTCGCGTTGTTCGTCTGGGACCAAAACGACCAGATGCGAGCAATTCCGTTCACGCCCAGCGCATTCGCCGGGAGAGTGACCGTGCGCAGCGTGTTTTCGTTCGTGTCAGCCGGGCCGCTGATCGCCGCGCCATACTGATCAAGGATGTAACCGGCCTTGCCGGCCGCGAGCGCCGCGGGCGTCAGGATCGTCGGCGGGCGGGAAAACAGGCCGCGGCCGAACATCAGGCGGACCTCTGCTTGTAGAACAGCGCCTGCACGAAACCGGCGGACGGCGCGATCACGCTGATGACCTGAGCCGGCGACACGACGCGGGCGACCGGCATGTATTCGCTTGCCGTGCCGTCGGTCACATCGGCCGCCGGGACAGCGGCCGTGCCACCAATCTGCGCGAAAAACGGCACATCCGAATTGAACAGGACGATGAACGGGCCATCGCCGGCCACGCCCGGCACGGTGATATTTTCCGCCACGCCGGCCGCGAGCACGCGGTGCATCACGCTGTCGGCGAACGGGATCGCATGCGTCGGCCCGCCGCCCCATTGTGAGAAAGCGCCGGCTGTTCCACTGGCCATGTCGAAAGTCTCCTAGGCGTAAACGCCGATCGCCTGTTTCCAGGGCTTGTCTTTCACGCTGCGCAGGTCATCGACCTTCATCGCCAGATAGCGAAAGGCGTCCGCGCCGTGCGAGGTCCAGTCGTGCACGGGCTTGTCGCGGAAGGTCTGCCCCTTCTCGTCGAACTCGGCGCGATACAGCTTGAGCGCATCAAGCCCGCGCTCGGTCTTCCGCGCGTCGAACCAGCAGCGGGGCAGGATCATCCGGACCGCGTTGATTCCGTCTTCGACCGATGTCCGCTTGACGATGGTCGTTGCGCCGATCTGCAACCCGTCGAGCGCATCCTTGATGCTCTTGCCGGTGCCTAGCTCCTTCGCTTCCGCGTCGTGCGGCAGGAAGTGTTCGGCGTAGACGTAAGGCTTGCTTTTGACGAGGCCCGCATAGTGCGGGATCGCCTGCCCGTGGTTTTCGTAGTAGTCGATGACGTGGATTTCCCGCCCGACGATCTGCGCGAACCAGATCGCGGTGGAATCCCCGATGCCCAAGTCCCATGCCGTGTAGACGAGCGAGGCAGGATCGTAGGGCACCCCCGTAACCCGGCCGTCCTGCTCAGCCTGCGAGATGAGCCGCCCGTAGTAAGCGCCGACAACCGCCGCGTCGAAGCTGCACTCGTATTCCTGCTCGTATTGTTCCGGCGTCATCGTGCGCCGGGCCAGATCAAGCTCGGCATCGTCGATGATGCCCGTTGCCGAGGCCCGCAGGATCGTGACGAGAAAGTCCTTGTCGTCCCTGTGGTCCTGCAACAGCCGGTAGAAGTGATTGCGGCCCCTCGCCGAGCCGATGAACGTCGCCGATCCGCCGTAGTCCGACAGAGCCGGCCTGACGACCTCGCCCCACGTGCGCGGGTCCTGATCGCCGAACTCGTCGAGCGATGCGTGGTCGAGATAAAGGCCGCGAAGCCCGTCCGGGTTATCCGAGCCGAGGAACATATAACGGCCGCCGTTCGGGAACTCGACGGTCAGCTCAGCCTCGAAAAACTTCGCGCCGGGGATGACGCCGAAATAGTGCCTCGCATAGGGCCAGGCATTGCGCTTGGACTGCCGATAGGTCGGGCTGATAAATGCGACCTGCGGCGGCGGGAACTCCCGCTGCACCGTGAGCAGCTTGCGTCCGCCCTCGTTGACTTCGGCGACCGTCTTGCCGGCCCGGCGATGGGCGACGGTGATCGCAAAGCGCTGCTGGCGGTCGTGATAGGCTTGGAACTGCGGGCGCGGCGAGTAGGGTATCTCTATTCGCCTGACGCCGTCTGCCATCCGATGACCATCTTGAGGGGCTGATCTGGGTCGCTCGCTACCTGTAGCGGGAGCACCTTGCCGAGCAGCGTGGAAAACGCCTTCACGTCCTCGCGGGCGACGCGGCGCAGATATCCGGTCAGACCGGATGAGCCCTTGCCGTCCTCGCCGACCTGTTCGGCCGCCATGAGGATGGCCTCTTTCAAAATGCCAGTGGTTTTGTTCTGCGAGCCGGCCGCCCGCCCCTTCGGGTTTGCCACCTGCCCCTTTTTGAAGGGCATCTCAGAACCTCATTTGTTTGTAATGCCCCCGGCTTGGCGCATGCCCCGCACTTAGCTCGCCTGCCCTATGTCGTCAGGTGACGGAATGGCGAGCACCGGGAGAGCGTGTCGGCGGGCCGGGATACCGCACAGAGGCTATCGAGCCTGTCGCCGCGCTGTAGCGCGGGACGCCCGCCGAGCCGTGTGTTGATCGGGGCAAATCACCTGCCCCATACACAGAATCTCAATTTCGGCGGG